GCATAATCTTCGTTATATTTTTTAAGTAAAAGCAGATTATTATCTTTTTCTATACTGTTTGAAATAAATTTTTTTATCATTTTATTATGCATTGCATCTAATGTAATATTATCTTTTACTTCATTATTGATGTTCTTTTTTTTTGAACATTTTTCTTTAAACATTTTTTAGTCATAATGTTGAATAGTGTATTCTTTTTATATATAGATGTTTTAACAAAATAATATTATCAAACATTTTTTTTCTCCTATTATAGTATAAAGAATATAGCATAAATGGGTGGTGGTCTTCTTCAGTTGGTCGCCTATGGTGCTCAAGATGTTTATTTAACTGGTAATCCTCAAATTACCTTTTTCAAAGTAGTTTATCGTAGACACACTAATTTCGCTATGGAAGCTATTCAACAAACATTTAATGGTTTAACCGCATATGGAAATACCGTTACTTGCCAGATCTCACGTAATGGTGATTTAATACATCGCATGTATTTACAAGTTGATGTTGAACCTACAACATATCCTACTAATAAATATGTTAATTATTTAGGTCTTCGTTTAATAAATAACATCATTATTGAAATTGGAGGTCAACAGATTGATAAACATTATTCTGATTGGTTATATATCTGGAATGAATTATCTCTTCCTTTAGGAAAACAATATGGTTATGATAATATGGTTGGTGCTGATTGTGATCTTACTTCTTCTAAAAAATCAACTCTATATATTCCATTAGAATTCTGGTTCTGTCGCAATATTGGTCTTGCTCTTCCTTTAATTGCTCTTCAATATCATGAAGTCAAAGTCAAACTTCAATTTGAAACTCTTGCTAATTGTCTCTCAGCGGGAACTACGGCACCTGCTTTAGGTGCTACAAATTTATGGGTTGATTATATCTTCCTTGATACTGATGAAAGAAGACGTTTTGCTCAAGTTAAACATGAATATTTAATTGAACAATTACAATTTAGTGGTGATGAATCTCTAAGCTCAAAGAGTACTACTCGTGTAAAATTAAATTTCAATCATCCATGCAAAGAACTTATATGGGTAGCCAAAAAAGCCGAAGTCGAATATTGGTATAATTATACCAATAGTAATACTTGGAATATGCCAGATCCTAAATTAACTCTTGATGATAAAGGTTTATTATCAAGCTCTAATTTTGGTAATTTTGGAACTTTAAGTGCTACTAATCATGCTGCAGGAGTAATACCCTCTTTATCAGCTACTAATCCTTTCAATTCTTGCTTATTACAACTTAATGGCAATGATCGTTTCGCATCAAGAGCTGGAAATTACTTCTCATTAGTTCAACCATATCAACATCATAGTTCTATTTCTCTTAATAAAGGTATCAACGTATATAGTTTTGCATTAAAACCCGAAGATCATCAACCATCTGGATCTCTCAATATGAGTCGTATTGATACTGCCGTTCTTTCTCTTGAAGTTAAAAATAAATATTATAGTTATGAAGGATCAGCATATGTAGAAAAAGATTATACCGGTGTTAAGATTTTTGCTGTAAACTACAATGTTCTTAGAATCCTCTCTGGTATGGGTGGTCTTGCTTATTCCAATTAAATTTACAAATATTTTTCTTATTTTTATAATTTTTAATTTATTACAAATTTTGATTTTAAATTCTCATTTTTATAATACCAAATAATCTACAGTTTATATGTAAAATATATTAAATATTTTTTTCTCCTATTATAGTATAAAGAATATAGCATAAATGGGTGGTGGTCTTCTTCAGTTAGTCGCTTATGGTGCTCAAGATGTTTATTTAACTGGTAATCCTCAAATTACCTTTTTCAAAGTAGTTTATCGTAGACACACTAATTTCGCTTTAGAATCAATCCAACAAACTTTTAATGGAAATCCTGGATATGGACAACGTGTTACTTGCCAGATCTCGCGTAATGGTGATTTAATCAATCGTGTATATTTAGTTTTAGATATGAGCAACAATACTGATGTATTATGCCCTTTCTTCGGTCTTCGTTTAATCAACTATGTTGAAATTGAAATAGGTGGTCAAAAAATAGATAAACATTATTCTCATTGGATGTATATATGGAACGAACTTTCTCTTCCTTTATCTAAACGTGATGGATATAACGAAATGGTTGGTGCTTATGGTGGTGCTATTAACTCTACATTATATGTTCCTTTAGAATTCTGGTTTTGTAGAAATGTTGGTCTCGCTCTTCCCTTAATTGCCCTTCAATATCACGAAGTTAAAATAAACATTGATTTTGAGACTGCTGCTAACTGCAAAGGTTCTGAAGTTGCTCTTACTATGTTAACATTAAATGCATCATTATGGGTTGATTATGTCTTCCTTGATACTGATGAAAGAAGACGTTTCGCTCAAGTTACTCACGAATATCTTATAGAACAACTTCAGTTTACTGGTCAAGAAGCTGTATCTTCTGCTTCCATAAAACCAAAACTTTCTTTCAATCATCCTTGTAAAGAATTAGTATGGATGTCATCTACTAAATCTAGTTTAACCGCAAGTGTTGTTAATAATAATTGGTTTAACTATACTACTACTGATACAAGTGTAGTATTACCAGCTACATATGAATCATTATCTACTGCTCTTAAAAATTCATCAATAACCTCTAAAAATCCTATTAAAACTGCTAAATTAGTTCTTAATGGAAATGACAGATTTTCTGAGAGAAATGGTTCTTATTTCAATTTAGTTCAACCTTATCAACACCACGAGAATATCCCTACAAATTCTGGAATTAATGTATATAGTTTCTCATTAAAACCCGAAGATCATCAACCATCTGGATCTCTCAATATGAGTCGTATCGATACATCAGTTCTTAATATAACAATGAACACTATTTCTAATGATCAAACTTGGGCAAAAACAAATTTATATGTTTATGCTGTTAACTATAATGTTCTTCGTATACTTTCTGGAATGGGTGGGCTTGCCTATTCCAATTAAGCATAAGAAAGCTTATTTTTTTAATAAAAATATCAAACATTTTTTTTCTCCTATTATAGTATAAAGAATATAGCATAAATGGGTGGTGGTCTTCTTCAGTTGGTCGCCTATGGTGCTCAAGATGTTTATTTAACTGGTAATCCCCAAATTACCTTTTTTAAAGTAGTTTACCGTAGACATACTAATTTTGCTATGGAAGCAATAGAACAAACACCTACTGGAAATAATTCATTAGGATCTCGTATTAGTGTTCAAATCACTCGCAATGGTGATTTAATTAATCGTATTTATTTCAATGGTGTAATTAAAAATAGTGACACAGCTAAAGCTTATGCTCTCGTCCCTAATTTCGGTCAAAAATTATTAAAAACTGTTGAAATAGAAATTGGAGGACAAAGAATCGATAAACATTATTCAGAATGGTTATATATTTGGAATGAATTAACTCTTTCACCTGGCAAAAAAGAAGGTTATAGATCTATGGTTGGCGCTGATAAATTTAATAGATGTATTAAATTAGCTGCCAATTCATCATATGAATTATATGTTCCTCTTGAATTCTGGTTCTGTAGAAATGTAGGTCTCGCTCTTCCTTTAATTGCTCTCCAATATCACGAAGTTAAAATCAATATAGAATATGAAGCTGCTATGAATATGTTCGATATTAAAGATTTTAACTATACTAACGAAGATGATAATATTGCTGTTCCTTTAGCTAATAGTACTACAAGTTATAATCAAACAGCCGATAAATTATCTTTAGAATCCGGTAGAATATGGGTAGATTATATCTTTCTTGATACCGATGAAAGAAGACGTTTTGCTCAAGTTACCCACGAATATCTTATAGAACAACTTCAGTTTACTGGCTCTGATACTGTCAGCAACGGCGCTGACTCAATGAAGAGTTTACGCATGAACTTCAATCATCCTTGTAAAGAAATTATATGGGTTACTAAAAAGAATGCTCCTGGTGTTTATTGGAATAACTTCTCTTCTGCTAATGGAGCATCTCTTTCAGCTGATGGCAATAATTATTTAATGTCTGTAAATCCTACTAATAAATCCAAAATGGTTCTTAATGGAAATGATCGTTATGCTGAACGCCCCGGAGACTATTTTTCAGTTGTTCAGCCTTATCAACATCACGAAAATACCCCCGATCTATTCCATCAAGGAATTAACGTATATTCATTCTCTATTAAACCCGAAGATCATCAACCATCCGGAACTCTTAATATGAGTCGCATTGATACCGCCGTATTATCTGTAGCAACAAAATTACCAGGTAGAGTAACTAATGGCTCTATATCAATCTATGCTGTTAACTATAACGTCCTTCGTATCTTATCTGGTATGGGTGGTCTTGCTTATTCCAATTAAATATTTTTCTATTATTTTTATTTAATATATTTTTTAATTATTATCTTAAAATATTATTATCATTATAATAACGTATAAAAATAAAAAAATAAATTATTAAACTGTAGATACTATATCAAAATTAGCCATTGTAACAATTGAACCATCCTGTCTATTTCTTTTTTTAGAATCATTTTCATATTCATTATTATCTATATTAATATATTTAAAACTTTTTTTATTTTTTTTATTATTTATTTTTATTAATTCAAGCTCTTTTTTATTATTTAAAATAATTCTTTTAATATCTGATTCATTTTTGTTAATTAATAATTTGATATTTCTTTCTTGTTTCATTTTATCTAATTGAATATCAAAAGTATGTTTAAATTGCTGCAATTTAATCTTATCATCATTTCTTATATCTTCAATTAAATTAATATTCTCATTAACTTCTTTATTATATTCTTTTAATTTATTATTTAATTCATTAAAGCTATCATCATCAAGCTCTCTATTATTATATTTAAAATTTTTGATAATATCAATTTGTTTATCATATAAAATTTTATATTTTACAATAATATTTTGATAATTTTTAAGTTTTTCCATAATTTCTCTATAGTTTTTAAAACGTACTATACTACTTAAAATTGTTATAACTGTTCCCATTACAAGCATTAAAATATTTATAGATAAAGTAAAAATATCAACGTCAATAATTAGGGTATTCTCATTATTTCTTAAATATTCTGTCATAGTTAATCTTGTTGCTTCAATAAATGTTGATATTGTTGATAAAATCATAATTGTTAAAGAAATAGTATTATATTTATAACAAATTCTATCATATTTAACACTTAAAATAAATAAATTCTTATTAAGTTTTTCTTTATATTTTAAAATCTTTCTAATAAGCGGATCTTTTTTATCAAATTCTTCATCGTCTTCGTCTATATTATATTTTATATTATTTTCATTTGAATTAGTTCTAGAAAAAGAATTAATACTATTACTTAATATAGGTGAATCGGTTTTTATATTATTTATATTTAAATTATCTTCTATTATTAATGATTTTTTATTAATAGGAATATTAGTAAAATCTGGTTTATTAAATTTTAATATAGGTGTTATTGTAGGATTTTTATTAAATGATAATTTTCTATTATCTGGTGTTTCTGATCTATTGACATTGCTTAATATTAATGACATATTATTATCAGATATATCTGTATTACCTGAATTTTCTGAATTTTCTGATGTTGTAGAAATACTATTACCATATATATTATCATCTATTTTTAATAAATTTGTTGATATATTAGAAGTTGTTGTATTTTCTAATAATTTTGCTATATCTTTTATATCAAGTTTTTTCATCATTCTATTGAATAATACAAATATATAAATATATAATTAGTATATATATAGCAATCTTTTTAATAAGATTATAAAATAATACATTACTTCTTTCAAGCATAAAATTTAAATAATCGTGTTTATATTTGTAACAAGATTTTTCTAAATATTTATATGTATTTTCATCATTATTAGAATAGTAAGAAATACATCTCCATTTTTTATAGGATAATTGTCTTTTTGTAAACTTATTAGTATCATATACTGACATATCTTGATATATTATATTCATATTTAAAAACAACATACAGATGATAAAAACATAAATTGTTTTTTTAATATTCATTGTTAGAATTATGAATATCTTAAATACTAATGATCAATTTTTTTCATTTATATAAAAAAAATTGATTATTTGTTTTTAATAATTCTATAAGATTATTTTAAAAATCAATAATGAAATGTTCAGGAGATTGTTTGCAAGATTCATGTAATAGATATATGAATAATAAACATATTAAATATTTTAAAATTGCTTCAATTGATGCTGAAAAATCTAATATGAATAAAAATTATGGTGCTGTTATAGTATATGATAATAAAATAATAGGAAAAGGACATAATCATTCTATAGATTATTATACTCGGTCTTATAATTATATTAAAAAAGAAAGGAAAATACTTCAAAATATTCATGCTGAACACGATGCTATTTTAGATGCTATTAAAAAAGGTAATAAAAACTTAATATCAAAAAGTGATATATATATATCCCGTATTCTTAATGACTATCATATTTCTGAAGAATATAATTTTCAAACCTCACATCCTTGTGATAATTGTAGAAAATTAATAGAAAAATATAAAATAAAGAAAGCATTTTATATGGATTAAAACGCTTCTTTAGTACCACCAAAATATAATTTCCCATAATTATTTTCAATCATAAGTTTCATAATATTTTTATCATTATAAAATAAGTTTATTAACAATCTACCATATTTATCAAAATCAAGACATTCTATTGTTACAATTTTTTCTAATATCAAATCTTTTAGAAAATTTCTTGCTTCTAATCCTGCTTCTTTTTCTTCTGGATTTTTTGTTTTTATTTCTGGCGTATCAATACCATAAATTCTACAATTCCATTTATTATATTCATCTTTGTGATGAAAAATAACTGTTATAGTATCCCCATCATAT